CACGGCGAGCACGAAGTTCCTCGAGCACGCCGTCAAAGCCACCTCCATTCTTTCGGGCCTTCGAACGAGGAATTCGTTCGTTCGTTCGTTCGTTCGTTCGTTCTGACGCGCCCGAGCGCGGCCATTCTTCGGCGCATGCGTGTGCGTGTAGATGGTCGGATTGGAGACGCCGTACTTCTTTTCGAGTTCCGAAACGGGCGCTCCTTCGTCCCGATCGCGTTGGACCTGCTCCCAATCAATGATTTTCCGTTTCATAATTTTCCCTCCTGGCTTGCTCGCCAGCGCTGCGATTGGTGCGCCGGCCGCGACGTCGATCGCCTGTCCACGAAAGCAGTCCCTACACATAGCCTCACCATTGACCGTATGCGTCGCGCGGACCAGGCGGCCGCGATTTTTGTGCGGAATGCAGAGATCGAGCTCTAGTGCGCCGGCCAAAACTTTCTCCTCATGCGTCCTCTGTTTCGGTTATTTTTTCGGAGCTGGAGGAGCCCCAGGCCGCGTCGTCGTTTTGGCCGCAGCCGGAGCCGGCGCAGGAGCATGGGCTCCGGCGGGAGCCGGTGCGGCCGCGGGAGCCGGCGCAGGAGCATGAGCTTCAGCGGGAACCGGCGCAGGAGCATGAGCTTCAGCGGGAACCGGCGCCGTTGCCGGCCGGTGGAAAGCCGGCGATGTGGCGCGTTCGGACATCGGGATCGGGACCGTGAACGCGTTCGCCTCGCGATATTCGAGCGACGCCGGCGCTGCGGCCGTGGGAGCGAGCATCGCGTGAAACGAAAACACGCGATCGCCCCAAAGTAGGATGGCGGGATTCGAGCCCTGGAAAGGCGGAATATTCACGTTCGCGACCAGGGTCCCGCTTGCATCCGATAATTTCACTTGCATGGTGTGGCCTCCTTTGATTTTCTAGCCTTGCGATTTAACTTCTCCGAAAATTTCTCCGCCCTTCGCAGATTGAACGTCGGCGCGAAAATACTAGCCGGCACGTATGTCGATATGTGCGCGTCGAAAATCCCGTACAGGAGCCGCGCGTTTTTCGCTTCCGTCGATCGAACCGAATATCGAAGAGACCCGGATCCGAACCCGATCATCCCCGCGGCCGTCATTTCCTCCCCCGTTTTACCGCTGAAAACCGTCCATTACCGCGCCCGACCTCGAGTGCGCCGGGCGTCCCAAAGAAACCGCGCGCGGCGCGCCGCTTCGAATACGATCGAGGCGAAGCCGACGCCCAGGACGCCGGCCGTGAGGATGACCACTACTGCCGCCGTGTATTTCGGCCATCCCTCCATCACTTCCTCCTTCTCGGGGATTTTTCGAGATCCGGAGCGAAACCAAACGGACCATGAGACGCCTTGACGCGGTCCGCATTCGATCGTTTGAAACCCCGGAACATTTCGCCGCCTCCGAATCGGGCCGCGATTCGCCCGAGCGTGTCGTCGAATCCCGGACGCGAGAGCGCCAGTTCCGCGATCGCAAGAAGAATCAATTGGCGATCGCCTTCTTCGTCCGGACAGTACGCGGAGAAAAAAAGGCGCGCGCCGAACTGCCCGGTCATCCCCTCGATCTCCACCATCGGATCCGCCTGGTCCTCGATCGCCTGGGAGATCACGCGAACCGGCCCGGAGGGATGCTCGTGCGCGAAACGCACGCGATCGCCAACCTGCCACCGCGGACCGGAGCTCATGATTTCCCTGCCGCATCCCGGACGTCGGCCTGGTTCGAACCCTTCGACGTCGGCTGCTGCCAGAACCCGAGCTCGCGGATCCGCGCCGGTTGCCGGGCGATGCGAATGGCCGCGAGCCTGGTCGCGAGCGTTTCGGTATCGACCGTCCACGGGAACATCACGCCGCCAGGGTCATCGCGAAAGTCGAGGATCCGCAAGATGCCCGTCCCGGTGTCGAGCTCGAGCGCCAGGCCCAGGGGATGGAAGAAACCGCGGTTCACTTCCTGCAGATAACCGTCATCGCGGAGCGTGGAGGCCTCGAGGACCTTCGATCCCCAGGCCGGATCCTGGACCTCGGGACCTGGCCCCGCATTACCCCCGTCCTGGCCCACAGGCGCCGGCACGGCAACGCGCTCGCCCGCTTCGCCGCCCTGAACCCCCGAAGTTGCCCTCCCCGGTTCGTTTCGCATTTCGCGCCTCCCTACGACAAGACTTACCCAATTGTGAGTAGAAAAACCCGGCTGTAACCCACGCACACGGCACGCTTTACGGACGCGCCAAAAACCGGTCCCGCCAGGTGCCTAACCCGGTGCCACCGATTTTCGCGGGATTTGCGGGAGCCAGGGGGCCCGTCAGCGCTGCCTAAGAGGTCCCCTCCCGGCCGTCTCCCGCTCGAGGAAGGATGCGATCTCCCGGAGACAGTCCTCGTCGAAACCGATAACCGTGTAGGCCGCCGGATGAAAAGCGTACTTCCGCCAGCGCGCAAACCATTTCACCATCCCGAGCCGCTCGTCGTCCGGCGTCGTGAGGATCCAGATCTTCGTCTTCCCAGACTGAGATTCGCCGGCGTCCACAAACTTGATCCAGGACATTGCGCTGATCCCTTTCACAAACCCACGCTCACACCGTCACCGCCTCGGACATTTTCTCGACGGCCTTCTGCCGGTGGTCCGCCGCCAGGTGCGAATACTTCATAGTCATCACAATCGATCGGTGGCCCAGGAGCTCCTGGACCGTCCGCATATCGACGCCGCGCATCACCAGACGCGAGGCAAATGTGTGGCGGAGATCGTGAAATCGAAAATCGCGGATCCCCGCGTCGCGGACCGCGCGAGAGAACCAGGTCCGGTAATCCCGCGGCGTCTCGTCCGTCGCGTCCGGGCAAACGTATTTCCTTCCCCCGGAGAGCTCCTTTAATTTCGCGAGCGCCGCGCGCGCCGCATGGTTCGCGACTACGTGCCGCCTTCCGGTTTTCCCGCGCACCGTGAGGATCCCGCGCTCGAGATCCACGTTCGACCATTCCAGTTTGAATTGCTCCCCTCGCCGCATGCCGGTATTGAGCGCGAGATCGAGCTCGGCCTCGTGGGCGGCATCCTGGATGGCCGCGCGCAGCCGCGCCTCCTCGTCCTCTCGCAGCCATCTAAGGCGCGATTCGTTTTCCTTGTAGGGTTTGACCTTACTTACCGGGTTAAACGCGAGACGGTCGGAACGCACGCCGAATGCGTAGATCGAACTGAGGAGCGCGCGATATCGATTGACCGTCGAATTCGAACGCGATCGCTTGAGCGTCGCGAGCGTTTCCTCGATGCGCGCGGGCTTCAGACCGTCCGCCGGCACGTTCCCGATGAGCGGGAGAAGTTTGTTCAACTGAAGGCGGTTCATCTCGTAGGACCCGGGCGCCAGGCGCAATCTCTTTTGCGCCATCGCCGCATGCGCGAGCTCGCGAAACGTGAGCCCTCCGCCGGCGCGCGGTGGAATAAATCGTCCCTCGGTAACTTCGCGGCGCCGGCGCGCGACTGCGTCGATCGCCGCGGACCGCCGGCCGACCTTCTCGCGGTGGCGTTTCCCGTCGCCGTCCCGGTATGAAATCCACCAGGTCCCGCTGCGCGGAGGACGTTCGAAGATCCCGCGGATCGCCAATTTCAACCTTTCATGAAACCTTGAAAACGTGCCGGACGGGTACTCGTCCTAAAAGTGGACTATTCCCCGCCCGGTTCACCGCTCCGCAGCCCTCGCGCGATCGCCGCATAAAGCGATCGCTACTTCTCCGGAGCGAGCTCGTTACTGGAGCGGACCGACGGATAGAATCTTGACCGCCGGAGCTTGCGCGATGAGACTCGCCGCCAAGATCAACATCTGTTCCATGCTCGTCGCGAGCAAGCGCTCGCCCGCCGGGGGAGGAGCACTCGGGGAAGTGAAAACGATCTGGACGTAACCGCCGGACGTCATCCCGCCCGCTTTTTGAGCGGCCGTCGCCTGAGGATTGAAAAAGCCCTGGAGCTGGGCGTCCGTATAGCCCATCCCGATCAGGACCTTCTCCGCCGCCGCCGCCTCTTGAGCCTGTTGGGCCGCGAACGCCGCCGCCTCCGCCGCCGCCGCCGCGTTCGCTTGGGCGATGGAGTTTAGATTCTGCGCCTGTTGCACCCGCTGATTGAGTCGTGAAGTCGCCGCAAACATTTTCGAGGATCTCCTTTGTCGCGCGAATTTTGATAGATCGCTTCCAGGGAAAGCCGCACGCCGCGACGTCGCGCGAGCGCTAGAGACGCGCGGGTTCAGGTTTGAGCGATGAGGCCGTATAGTGCTCGCTACGGATCTCGCGAAAGTGCTGATAGATTTCATCGAGAGAGAGATGAACGCCCCGCTCGCCGGCGAGCTTCTGAATCTTGATCGCATTCGCTGGATGGGGAGAAGTTGCGCCGCGGAGCCACTGATAGATCGCCGAGGGATGGACCGCGATCCGGTGCGCGAGATTTTCGACGCCGTACTCGTGAATGAACTTCGCGAACTTCGAATCCCATCGCTTGTCCTCTTTTCGGCGAGACACGTTCACGCCGCCTTTCGAACGGTCAGTCCCATTACAGAAGTACCTCTCGAATTCGGAGCGCATGTACCGTTGCGCCCCTTTCGAACTTCTCTAATCATGGAGCTCGCGCGCGTGCCTTCCGGCGCATTTGTGGCAGGGCTAAGGCTCTGGAGGAGTTCTAGGATGGCCGAGAAACCCGATGCGATGATCGCCTTCGAATACTTGCTTGGCGCCTCGAAATGCTCGCTCGAAAACGCCATGCTCCGCCGCCTTGCGGACGAACGAAATAGGCGCAAGGAACTGATGGAGCTGCTCGATGCGTGGGCCGAGCGGCGCGCCGAGGCGTTGCTGTTGAGCTGGTTCCTCACCCACGGTGAGGCGCTGGCGGGCTCCTTGACCGCACCGCTGAAGGTGACGGAAATCAAGCATCCCGTTCCCGGCGACAAACCGGGACCGAAATCGGCCGTCGAATTCCGCGAAACGCTCCGAGGCCTTCTGAATTCAGCGTAGAGGGACGGCCGAGCCACGCGGCAGTTACCATCTGTGCAAGATAGAGAACGATGGATATTATGTTGCACGGGGGGATAAGGAAAAAACAGCCTGGTGGTGGGAGCCATGTTCTAGGCCCCCGCTCTTGAGAGTTTGCTATCTGCTTCCCTGTGAAGGAGTTGGCGGATAAGCGCGCTGAGCGTGGTGTAACGAGACCTCGCCAGTTTGTCGAATTTGCGCTTCTCCTCAGCCGTGACCCTCACGGGAGGTATTCGCGTATCTCGTTCTTGCACAGTTGTCCCCGAGCTGTCGGCGATGCTCACGAGGCCATTGGATATACAGCGAATATACTTCGGCGTCAAGCAGAATTCTTCGACCCCTGCTGTGGAAAACTCCGAAACCTGTGGAAAATTATTTGCAGTGCCCGGATCCGCACAGAGCGGCCGCGCCGAACCCGGCGCCGATCGCGAACCATTTCGCCGCGCGTTTGATCCGCGTCCAGATCTTCCCGCCCTTGGCCGCGGCCACCGCCGCATCGCGCTCCTTGGTCATGGCCCCGAGCTTCGCGGCATCGGAGAGTTTGTCCTGCTGGAGCGTCGCGACCGTGGCCTGACACTCCTTGCACGCCGCGCCGAAGTCGAATAGCGGCTTTAAATCGACCGCGGGCAGAATCGCCTCTCCCGCCGGCGCCGGACCGGTTTCTGGACCCCCGCCATGAGCAGCCGGCGCCACGGGAACGAGGGAGATCGGTTTAGGCAGTGGCAGCACCTGGGGGAGCTGGCTGATCACCTGTTGGGGCGTTTGTACGCGTTTTTTGAGGTCCTCGATCTGCTCGAGCGACGTTTTCAGGGCCGCATCGCGCGCCGTCTCCTGCTTCCCCGCGGCTGCGAGGACCGCGTTCTGCGTCTCGAGCGCGGCCTTCAGTTGAACCGCCTCGCGATGCGCGCTGCGCCAGGACCCCAGCACGATCGCGATCGCCACGAGGGCCAGGCCCGCGCCGGCAATTTCGTTTTTAGCTCTTGTTGTCAACATCCCCGCCTCCCGGCGGCGGATCCCCGCGAGCCGCCGCCCTTCGTTTGATGTCCTCTGCCCGCGCGTCATCCGGGCCCGCGGCCGGCTGCGCGCCGTTGCGGACCGCCGCGAAATCCTCTTTGATCGAATGGCCGAGAACGAAGGCGCCGAGCGCGCTCATGTACTCCACGTAATTGAGCGTGAGCTTTCCGAGGACCGCCAGGAGATGCCCGGAAATGAAAAACGCAATGAAAAATGCCGTGCTCCGCCCGTGCGTGATCTGGAGAATCTTATGCGCGAGACCGCGAAGCCATTCCACGTCGACGCCTCAGAGCTTGGCTTCCAATTCCTCCGCCACCTTGGTCACCTGCGTGCGCGCCGCCGCGAGATCGGATGACAATGTGATCCGAAGCCGGTTCGCCCATCCCTGGAGTTCCGCCTTCGTGGCCGCCTTTTCCTTCGTGATCCATGCGTGGAATGCCACGCCCAGGGCCACACCGCCGAGTAACGCGATTAGCAAATATAAAGCAATCATTTTCCTGCCTCCTGTGGATTTGCCGCCGCCGCCGGCGGTGGATTGTTTAGAGCCGAAACGAGCTTCGTCACGGCGTCCATGAACCGCGGGAAGCCGGTGAGCCCGCCATTGACGCGACGCCGAACCATTTCCCAATTTTGCTGGTCGGCGTAATCGGGGATGTGCCGCTCCTCGAAATAGAGCGCGAGGATCTCCGCGGCGACCGCCGGATCGAGCGCCAGGTCGGGATCTTCCTCGAGGTCCCGGCCGATCTCTTCGCCGAAGTGCTTATAGTCCCAACGGCCGGTGATCTGAATGAACCCGCGGCCGCGAAACAGGGCCCCGTCGCCCGGATAGACGTTCCCTAGATCCTTTCGATTTTCGTACAGGTTCGCGAGATAAGTGCGCCCGCCGCGCTCTTTGATGGGCCAAAACGCCCCGGTCTCGACGGCGATCGTCGAGATGGCCGCGACGCCTGTGAACCGGGAATAGATTTCCCGGCTATCGAGCGCCGCCTCCACCAGCGGCCAATTCGCGCGCACGTTCTCGAGCGGGCCGTAGGGCCCGAGAATAGCCGAGATGATTTCCGCCGGCAGCGGGAAATTCATAGTTCCTTTTCCTGGTGCGACTCTTTCAAGAGCTCCGCGATTTTTTGTTTCTGCTCCTCGGACGCGAGGAGCATCAGCGCCAGGGTCACGTTCTGATGCCGAACCGCGGACCGCGTCATTTCCCTCGAGACCTTTCTCCCGAGGCCGTTCACATCCTTGCGCGATTGCTTGATTAGAAAATAGACTCCGCCGGCGCCGAAAGCCAGCGCCAAGATATACTCGAGGAGCATGGGTTGTGACGTCATGGGAGAATTTCGTTCGGCAGCGTTTCCTCCAGCGTTGCCAGTTCCTCTGCCAGCCCGCGGACCCTTTCCGTGAGACCGATCCCGCATCCCCGCCGCGCCTCGTCGATGCGAGCGAGAAGCAATTCGCGGACAATGAACGGGCGAAGGGCGTCGCGGAAGTCTGCGTAATCCGGAGGATGTTTGTACTTCTCATCCGTCCGATCGCAGAGGATCCGCGCCGCCCTCGCGATGCGCCCCTCGGGCGTTTCTTCTCGCGCTATCCGCCGATTCATCATTCCTCGCTTTCTCGCCCTACGTCATGGTCGAGACGACCGGTTCCACCGCTGCTTATTGGAGCGACCCTGCGAGCGTGATTCCCACGTCCGCGAGAGTCTCGTCCGCAGTTGCCGGCCCGTCGATTTCCAGGACATCACCCGGCGCGAACGTCGCCGTCGCCGATTGCGTCCAGACTCCGGCGGCGGAGCCCTCCGCGAAGTTTACGGTCGCGAATGCCGTGCCGTTTTTGCTGAGCGTGAAAGTCGTCGAAGCCGTTGCCGCCGCCGACGCGACCGCCTTCTTCGCGCCGAAGGCCGCGGAGAGCGACCCCGTGAAGAAGCTAACCGCGCGCGTGAGCGCAACGCGGAGGAGCTTCTGACTCGCCGAGCCGGTTCCCGGAGCGAACGCCGAGACGTCATAGGGCCGCGGAACGAACTGGAGTCCCGACCCGTCCGCCTTGACCGTGATCTCTTCGCCGTCCGCGCCCGCATATGAAGCCGGGACGTCCGACAATCCAGTGAACGCCGTCGCGCCGGCGGGCGCCACGGGCGCCGTCTGGAGCGCATGAATCGCCGAATCGATGATCTCGAGGTTGAGCGCCTCGTTTGGAGTTCCTGCCGTATCGCCCTCGACCTCATTGATCCCATGCGTCGGGATCACTAGTCCGAGGTTCGGTGTTTTCTTCATTTTCTTTTTTCCTCCGAGATGAATTTTTACAGCCGAGACGAATTTTTACAGCCCGAACCAAAACCCGCCTACTCCCCCTTTCTCAGTCCGAGAGGATCTCCCATACGAGGACCAGGAGCGTAGAAGCGAGCGACCAGGTGATCGTCCCCGCCGCCGCGACGTTTTGATCGCCCGTCAAATAACCGCATGGGACCATTCCCGGAAACGTCCCGCACGATTCCGGGACCAGGAGCGCCGAATTGTAGCCGTCCGCGTCCGCGTCGAAGTAAAAGCAAATGTAGTAATCGTGACCCGCGTCGAGCTGCAGCTCGATCGCGTCCGTCGTCAAAATGAACGGACTCGCAAGCGTCGGAGTCGTCGAAAAAGACGCGAGGATGGAAGCGTTTCCTCCAAAAGTGATGGGAGTGACATCGATCACCGTCATATTGCCGTGGAGCGTTCTCATCACCGTCGCATGATGGACCGAGTACCCCGTTCCGCCCACGAACGCGATCGAGATTTTCCATGCCGCCGCCATGTTCACGATCTGAGAGCCGGCCATCCGAAAAATAAACGAGTAATTCGACCATTCGTTGTTTGTCGACGTGTACTTATCCGGACACGGGATGACGACGCTCCCGGACGGAATCCCTCCGCCGCCGCCCGAGGACGGAGTCGCGTTCTCCCACTTCCCCGCGCTCGCGGAGTACGTGAGGACTTGACCGTTCGATGGACTCGCGATGTCGACGTCCGTATCGCCCGCGAGCGTCGAGGATCCGCCCCCGCCTCCGCCGCCGCCGGAGAGCGTCGCGTTTTCCCACTTCCCTGCCGACGCGTTATAGACGAGCGCTTGACCGTCGGACGGCGAAGAGATGTCGACGTCCGTATCGCCCGCGAGCGTTGAGGATCCGCCGCCTCCGCCGCCGCCCGAGGAGATCGCCGTCCACGCCGAGCCTGACCAGTAGAGCTGTCCGTTCGCGTTCCGCGAGAAACAAACCCATCCGTCCTCCGGAGTGTAGAATTCCCATTCGCCCGAGGAGCCCGCGCCGTCCGGATCGTCCGTCGACCATACCGCGATCGATCCCGACCTCCCCGCCCACGCGCCGGAAGCGCTCGCCGCGACGATATACGCCGCGCCGTTCGCGGGACTCGAAGGAGGAGCCGCGAGCGTGTGATCGATCACGTACGGAAAGAGCATCGTATCGAGCGCGCGAAGCAACGTCCGAAAATTCGGACCGTACGCGTCACCATCCACCGCGGAGATCATCAAGCCTTTTTTCGGACCATTCGAGACAGCCATTTTTTAGCCTCCAAAGTAAGCGCCGAAATCCAGACCGAAACCGGACGTCTCCGTGACGACGAGCCACGCGCCATAGATCCGAACATGGACACCGCCGACCGACGCGCTATTGGACCCCACCGCGAGATTCATCTGGATCGACTTGAACGGAATCCCCGGGGAAAGTGACGCCGAGAGCGTCGTCCGCGCGACCGCGCCCGCGCCGGGAGCATAGGAGCAGAGCGACTCCTCCTCGATCTGCGGATTCCCGACGGACGCCCAAAAGGCCTTAGTGAAAAATCCCGGATTCGACGTCGCGCCCGTCCCATTGAGATCGTTCTCAATGACTTCGACGTCGAGATACGCAGTAATCGAGGTAATCACCCGCGGACCATTTCCAGGAAGCGAGAGAACGAGAGACGCTGAGCCGCCCATCGTGTCACTCGGACAGTACGGGACCTCGAGATCGACCGGACCTGTCGGCGGGTTATATTGATTCATCCCGTACTCCGTCGCCGGAGTCCCGAGTCCCGTGATCGTTCCGGGACCCGCGCCGCCGACTCCCCAAACCGCGAAGATATGAGTCCCGCCATCGCCGACAGGATTCGTCGGAGCTCCGACCGGGGGAGTCGTCCCTCCGCCCGTTCCCGGAGTCCCGTCCGTCGTCGCGCCCGTCATCACGATCGAGAACGATTGCGGAAAGTAGGATCGCACGCCGCCGACGACGGAGAAGACATTGAACGTGACCGGGAGCGTGAGATCGGAATTGTCGATCCCGCGTTGAACCGCCGTGTAAGTGAACGTCTCGCCCGAGGGAGTGACCGTCCGGATCAGGACCGAATTGATCCAGATCTCGATCGCGAACGTTTGACCCGCCTCGCCCGCAATATCCGCCGCGTCTTGAGCGACCATCGAGCCGCCCGCCGTCTCGGTGAGCCGATTCCGCGAGCTCCATGAGAAGACGAGATCGCCCGAGACGCTCGCCGGACGAACGCCGTAAGCGTTTCCCGCGATCGTGAGATTCCCCGGAGGATAGGGACACGCGTACCGCGAGCGCGTCGTGATGGAGAGCGGAGTCGCGGAGAGGACCGGAAGCGCGCCCGTATCGTTCTCCGGACAGAATTCAAACTCGACCCTAAGATCGGACGCCTCGGGGGAGGACTTCGTCAACGTGATGGACGCGTCGAAAAAGAAGATCGCCGCGCCCGCCGCGTGATCGCCCGGCACGGTATCCAGGACCCCGCGCATCACCGGCTTGAGCGTGATCGACTCGTCCTCGTTCGTCACGTAGCCCTGATACGCGAGGATCTCGTCATCGATGAGCGCGAGGAAGGAGCCCGCCGCGAGATCCGTCGCCGTCCCTTGACCGATCTCGTCCGCGTCGACGAGACTCGCGACAATGAATCCCGTTTCATCCGTCGCCGCCGTCGCCGCGGGATAAGCATTGACGAGGTTCCCTCCAGGAATGAAAAGCGCTTGATCGACCGCCTCGACCGCGTCCGCGGGAGCGCCGCGCCAGATCTGGAAGGATTCCGAGACCGGATCGCCGCGCGCGCAAAGCGCCATTTCATAGATCCCCGGAGGAGCGGAGAGCCGCATCATCAAGTCATAAGGGAGTTCCTGGACCGCCTGGTCCACGGGAGCCGGGGGAATCGCGAGCGGATTCACCCATCCCGAGGGAGGAGGGGAAACGAACGCGATCGAATTGATCCCGAAAATATCCTCCACCGCGTCGATCGTGATCTTCCCGTCCGTGAGCTCGCCGTAGCCAATCCGCGTGATCCGGAAAACATCATCGGCGATCCCGAGCGGCGTCCAAGTGAAACGGAACAGTCCGCCGGGACGGAACGTCCACGCCGAACGATCCGCCGTGACCTTGAGCTTCGCGAGGGGATAGGTGAAGGTTTTCAGGACGCGGATCGCGACGAGCGCCGCGGAAGCCGGATTCGAGATCCCCTTAAACTCGATCGTCTGAGGACGGACTTCTTGAGTGACCGCGATATTTGCGGGATCGTACGCGGAGAGGAGCGCGTCCGTGAAATTCCCGGCCCGCGCGATGTATTTGATCCCGACGCGATTCGACGTCTCTTCCCACGAGCCGCGGGAGAAGTCCGGAGTCCCGAGGATGGAGTCGACCGTGAGCTCCGGGAGCGTCGAGGGATCGTAACCGCCGCGCGCGAGCGTGATCTCCCACAAACCCGTCGCGGGATCCACATAGACGAGGCCGTCACAGTGACGGAGGATCTCGGAGATGAGCTGGTCCGCCGTCGCTTGCGTATCGAACTGCATCGAGATCCCGAGCCCCTCCGCCGCGAGCGTCTCCGCCGCCGCGATGAACGCCGTCGCGTCGACCGTCGCGGGATCGATCGAGAGCCCGTAGTCCGACGTCAAGATTTCATAGATCGCGAACGCGGGATTCGCGTCGCCCGAGATATTCGCGATCGCGCCCTGATCGAGAGGATCCGGACACCGCCGGACGACGAACGCGATCGGTTTGAGGTAGTTGCTCGTTCCAAAGTAGAACTGTTTAAACGCCGCATAGCAGAGCTCCGGATATGCCGGAGCGATCTGAGACTGTTCCGTCTCGATCGTGAACGCGTCGCCGTCCTGGAATTGAGTCGATCCCGTATGAATGATGAAATTTATGATGGGACAGGAAAAAGCCTGGTCCGCCCAACAGCCCGTCGAGCCGTCCGAGTTTTCCGTCGAGTTTGACTGAGATCCGGAGATCGAGCCGACGACGGAGAAGTGCATTTTCAAGTACGTCCCGTGCGTGTCGTTCGTATCGATTCCGATCGCGGTGATCGTGATCGTCTCGTTTTTCGAGCTCGCCCCGCCGGACATCTCTCCAATCGTTCCATTTCCTACGCCGGAGAAAAGATAGCCGAGTCCCGTCGACTCGGAGATGACGACCCGTCCCTGCTTGGCGCTCAAATACGCGTCTGGTTGCTGCGTCGGGACCCCGCGATAGAAATCGATCGAGCCCTGGACGCCGCCGGATCCGCCAGCCTTCGTTCCGCCGAAGAGATTCGGAGAATCCACTTCGACGTCGATGTAGTTTTCCGATCCGTCCCCATTGAGGACCGTCGTCGGAGTCCAGTTGACGGATTTCGCATCCGCCTGAATATCGACGAGCTCGTCGACCGGACCGCGGCAAAGCATAAACTGACACCCGAGGAAATACTGATAGCCGACGACCTGAGTCATCCCGAAAGTGAGGATCCCGCCGCCCGTCTTAACCTTTTTCGTTTTGAGATCGCCCCACCAAACCGTATTCCCCCCCTTAATCATGCACGTCCCGAAAATGATGGGGATCGCGCGGCCCTGCTCCGCCGTCGGGACGGAGAAGTCCCCGAGCGCCGATGGCTGAGGTCCGACCGGGTGCGGAGCGATCAGCGCGCCGAGTACCGTCGTCGCGACGAATAGAAGGAGCAAGAGCCAGAAGAAGACCGCACCGCCTTTCGAGTGCTAACCGATCGAAGCGCTTCCATCGAACGGGTTGATCGTCGGAATCAGATCGAATCCGAGGAAGGAGGACGTCCTTCCGTAGTGGGAGCATGACGCAAAATCGAGATTACATCCCGCGATCGCCGCGACTCGCGCGCCCGTCGCGAGCCCCTCGATCGGAGAGATGAGCGTCACCGTCGCGCCCGATTGAGCGACAATCATTCGACACTCGTTCCCGACCTGGAGATAACCCGCCCGGAGGGGATCGGGAAGCGACGCATACGCGGGGATCGTCAAGATCGTCCCCGTCGAATCGATCGCCGTGACCGTCCCCTGATACGTATGAGCTCCGAGGACCGCGCCGCATCCCTTGTCCCCGAAGACGTGAGAGCATGGAGCCTGGTAGAGATCGCGCGGGATCTTCCGCTGGAGGAGATATTGAGCGGAATTGCAAGTGATTTCACACTGGTCCGTAAAGCGCGCGGACGCGACCGTCCCGGAGAAGAGGACGACCGTCTCCGTATCCGAGTAATGGGATCCGAACACCGTGACGGAGATCGGACTCGACGGAAGATAAGGGACAAGGAGCGCCGCGAGAGGATGATCCTTCGCGATGAAGATTTTCATTTGTCCCGAGACGACTTCGTTCGACTGGTTCACTTCGTCGCGCGTGATCGTCGTCGGCTGATATTCGTTCTCCAGGTACTCGATCGGGAGCTCCGCGTTCGTCAACGCGAACACCGTCCCCGTCATCTGAAAGAGATAGAGTTCGTACGGATCCGACGCGTATCCGGAGAGCTCTTTTCCGCCGTACGTCACGAGGGAACCTCCCTCGGGACTTCCACGATCGAAAGTGCCGCTTCCGCGTGTTCCGAGTGATCCCACTTGATCGCGACGCGATCGGAAGCGAGCCGCGCGAACGTGAGGAAGGAGACGAGCGTCGTCCCCGCGGAAAACGCCTTCCCGATCGCCGCGCCGAAGCCGAGCGACTCCGTTCCGTCGCCGTTGTCCGTCGCCGTCGCGACCTTGACATATACGTTCCCGGATCCATCGAAGGGAATGAACGCAAGAAATTGCCGCGATGCGTTCGGGAACAGAAACCGCGTATAAAACTCCGACTGGATGATGATCCCCGTATCCGTTGCCGCGACATCTTGAGCGAGGACGAGATCCTGATCCCACGTCGGGAGCCAAAACGGTTGCCATTGCCCGAAACGCCGGAGGACGAACGCGCGGAACGCCGTCACCGCCGAATGAGAATCGAGCCACCAGGGAAGATCCGTCCCGACGATCGCCGTCCCGCCCTTATCGATCACTTCGATCGGCCCGACCTTCGGATCGATCGTCGCGAGCGATCTCACATACCGCCGCTTGAGCGGAAGCGCGTTCCAATTCGGAGCGATCTCCAAGACGTCAAATCCTAGAAACTGAGTCGGAGAGCACGAGGGAGCCGGAGCGATCTGACCCGATTCGCCGATGAACGCGAGCTCCAGTTGATCGATCGAGCTCGAATGACGATCGATCTCTACCGACCCCGGGATCCGACAGAGGAGCACGGGAAGCACTCGCGTCGCCGGACCCGCCGTCCAGGAGAATTGAGTCGGAGAGGCGACCGTCACGGAATCCGCCGCGACGCTCTCGATATTGAGCGCCTCGAAGATGAACTCGCTCGACCAGAGCGCAAGCAAGCCGCCCGCCGCAAAAAGCCGATCCGCCGTCTGGACCGGGATCACGAGCGTCCCCGCCTCGACGTCGCCCAGGAGGGGTTGAGCATCCGGCCACCACGGAACGCCGAACGGCTGATGTTGCCATCCCCACACGAGTGACTCCATTCCCGCCGCGTCGCGCGCGTTGAGCGTAAGCGACGGAAAGCGCAGCGCGCGCCGGGGGATCGAGCGGATCCGCCGCCGTTGCTCCATATCCGAATATTTCTTGAGGACGTCCGTGAAAAACTCGATCGATTCTTCCATGCCTTCGCCCCACTCGGGAGCCGCGGACCAAAGGACGATACGGGATCCCGTCACTTCCGAATCCGTTCCCGGAGGAGATCCCGCGAAGCCGAAATCGACGTCTTGGTCGATCTCGGTCGCGCCCGCCGAAGGGACCGTCGCCTGATAGATCACGGATTGTAAAGGAGCGAATAGCCGCGGCTCGCCGACCGGATCCGCGATCGTGAGCCCGCCGGACCCGGAGATCGTGATCGCGTCGAGCATTTCGCCCGTATCGCGGAACGCGTTCCAGACTTCGATCGGAAACTCGGTCGCCGTGAGGACGAATCCAAGCCCCTTCGCGCGCGGGAAGACGAGGACTTGACCGAACAATTGACCGCCGAACATTTCGACGCGCACGCCGGGAAGGGAAACATGCGCGACCGCGACGACAGGCTGGGGGATGCCGCGCGACGTCGAGATGAAAGACGACATCACGCTCACAGACGGAGGAGGAAAACTCGCCGGACCGGAAAGGTTCGCCGAGAGATTCGCGGGAAGGATCCCGCCGACGGACGCGATCAACACTCCAAGATAATTCAACCGAGAGCTCCTACTGTTTCACGATCGCGAAATTCGGGAAAAGCATGTACGTCGTCGCGCCGATCTCGTACTCATCCGTCGCCGAGAAACCCGTTCCGACCGCATTCGTCGCGAAGATAAACGGGGGACATCCAAGGAGCGAGTAGCCCGTCGTCGTCCCGTCGCGGAGGGCCCACAGGAGGAGGGGAAGAAGATTCGCGCGCCCGTCCTGTTCGCTCGTCTGATCCCATTGGAATTGTCCCGCCGCGTCTTCATACGCGAAAACCGGGATCGCCGGATTCATCGATACGGCGCCGGACCGACAGACCGACGAGTCCCCATGCTTTCCCGTGAAACCCATGTCCGGGTTCGTCCCCTGGAAAAGTCCGATCCATCGTCCCGTGAACGAATCGACGTCCGCGCGAACAAACGCACAGCACGCAGAAAGCGCGTCCGCGTTGCTAAACGGACACGCCGACGTTGCGCCAAAACCCGCCGCCTCGGACGGGGGACTCGTCCTATTCGCGAAGTAGCCGGAGCACGTCGCGAAGAAGTAGGGACCGCCCGTCCAGGAGCCCGCTTTATTGAGGGAAGCGCCCCATCCGAGGAAGACATACATTCCCGAAAGCCGTTCGACGACGACGACGACGTTCTCGCCCGCGGAGTCCGCGAAGAAGTAATAATTCGCGTACGGACCCGCCGAGAGCGGCATCCCGACGCCGATCGGATTCGTCCCCGATCCCGTCGGAGCTCCCGTCACCTGATTGTTCCAGACCTTCGTCCCATCGAACGCCGTCCCCATATAGAGATTGAGCGAATAATTCGCGTTTCCGACGCACTCCTCGAACGTCGCCGCTTCATTCAGCGCCGCGCGGAGATGGACGAAATTTCCGCCGAGATCGAGATGAGCGCGCCATCCCGCGCCCTCCGCCTCGCTCAAATCGCAATTCCAGCCGATCCCCTCTAGCCAGGTCACGAGTTTTTGAAGCAAGTCGACAGGATCCGTCGACGAGCCCGTCTGGTAGCTCACAATCCCCTCCTAAGCGAGCCGCACTGCGAAGTAATCAGCCTCATCCGTTCTAAAAACATTTTGGACGACGAGATACTGGATCCCGCCGATCGTGATCGTATTTTCCGCCGCGTTCGAGAAACCCGTCACCGCGAAAACTCCTTCGAGCTCGCCGTAGACGTTCGGAGTCCCGTCGAAGAGGACGATCGGAAGCAGCGAATACGAGCCGTCCAGATTCGGACGCCAGTCCCACGTCGTCACATACGCGTACGGCCACACCTGCCCGTGAGCGTCGCTCCAATCCAAGCAAAAACCGCGATAGATCCCCGACGGCATCCGGAGCTGCAGCGACGAATCGGAGTCCGCCGCCATCTCACCGTCCGTCGGGATCGCGAAGTCCGCCATGTGGATGTCCTCGAAGGACCATCTCCAATCCGGGGACGTGAGAGCGGGTTCCGCTCCTCGAAACGCGAGATTCCCGCCGACAACGAGCGGATACGGAAACGCGCCGGGGGACATATAGGAATTGAGAAAGCCGAGATATGCCGCGACGTACACCGTCGAAATTTTCGCGATGATGATCACGCGCCGCCCGTTCGCGATGAACCAGTAAGGGATCGTCGAATTCCAGAGCGTGAGGATCGGGGACGACATCGTCTGCCCGACTCCGCCCACATATCCCGGTTGACCCTCGAACGCGCTTCCCGCGTCGTACGCCGTGAAACCGCCGAGCCGCCAGTCGTAAAAGTCCGTCGCCTCGCTCGAAAAAGTCTTTGCGCCGACGACGATCGCATCCTCGCCGCCATTTCCCGGAGCTTGCCAGATCATCTCCGACCCCGCGACGCGCCGGAGCGACGTCCATGCCGGAGCCGTCGAGAACGTAAAGACGTCGCCCGAGGAGAATGCCGTCGAGCCCGCCGTGATCGTGAAATTCGCCTTCGTCGACGCGAACGCCGTCCCGACCGCGCCGGATCCGAGCGCACCGGAAACGGATCCCGCGACCGTGAACGCCGTCGCGCTCGTGAACGTCACCGTGATGATTTCCGCGACGCTCGCGGATCCACCTTCCGCCGCGATCGTTCCATTTCCCGCGCCGGCGAAGCCGGGAGCGAGCGCCATCCCCGCGCTCGTAAGGAATTCATCGAGCTGATTCAGAAGATCCGAGTAATCCGTCGCCGTTCCTGTCTGTACGCTCATTTCAGGAGCTCCTCGATAGCGCGTGTTGAGCCGCTTTCGGATTATTCGCGAGATGATGGAGGACGACGTTCGCCGCCTTCTTCGAGGACATCACGCGGAGGATGAGCCCCTCATCGAGCCCGATCCCGAGATTGATATTCGAGTCGCCCCCGGAGCTCGAGGCCGCGAGGTCTCCGACAAGCCCGCCGCCCTGGAACTTCGGAGTCGCGATCCGCTCGAATTCCGGAGGGCTGAAACCTTTATTGATCGCCTCTAGATTCGCGACGCCGATCGACCGGACCGCGTCGGACTGGAGGACGAATTCGCCCGCGGACGCGCGGATCGGAACCGAGTCGGACTTCGGACCGCCGGGACCGTGGATCAATCCTCCCTCGCCGAAAGAAGGAACGAGCCCGCCGCGCGCCATCCCGCCGCCGAACAGATGAGCGAATCCGCCGGAGATCGATCCGATAATCCCGCCGCTCCCGCTGGTCCCGCCCGCCATCAATTTCTGGAAAACCTGTTGCTCCGCGATCTTCGCGAACGTCTGGAGGATGGAAGCGCCGAGCGCGCGGAACGTGTCCCCGATCGACTTTCCGCCGCGCATGAGGGAATCGAAAAACGTGTCGAAGTCCCGCGTCAAACTCCCCGCGACTTCCTTCCGGAGATCGTCCGTCGCCTTCGAGACGTTCTCGATCCCTTCGCGCGCATTTTGAGCCGCCGCGACGTCCGCCGCGTTCCCCGTCTTCCCCGCCGCCGCCGTTTCCGCCGCGACATCCGCCGTCAAGAGCGGCATCCGTTGAGCGATCAGGGCGTTTATTTCCGCCTCGCCGGCCGCGCGCGTTTTGAGCCCTTCCTTGACGTCGAGCTCGATTCCCTTCTTCGCCGTCTCGAACGCGAGCTTGTCCTCCTGAGTCTTTTTCTCGTCCGCCGCGAATTCCGCTTGAGCCGATTTGAGCGCCGTATAGCGCGCGATCTCGTCATCGATCTGCTTCTTCGACTCGCCCGCTTGAGCGAGGATGATCCGCATCTTCTCCGATTCTTCCGCGATCTGATCGCGCGTCGCGCCGAGCTCGTCGCCCTGGGCCTTGGAGATCGTCCGATGGAATTCGAGGATTTTGTTGTCGTTCTCTTCCTTCTTCTTGAACTCCTCCGTCTGGAGCGCCTCGATCTTCGTCGACGCCGCGACCTGGAGCTCCGTGATCTTCGTTTGGAGCTCCTCGACTTTCTTGAGCGCTTCGAGCTGGAGCGCGCCTTGGCGATCCGCTTCCTTCGGGGTCGCCGCCGTCATCTTCGCCGCGCCCGCCTTCGCCGCGTCCGCTTGAGCCATCGCGACGCCTTTCCGGAGGATGTCGACTTCCTCCTGGGTATCCGCCGTGATCGCCGCCCGCCGCCGATCGAAATACTCCTTGAGCGTGATCTCTCCCTTCGCGAACATTTCCGCGTCCGCCTGTTCCGTCTGTTTCGCATATGCGCGATGAATCGCGAGCTCGTCCTGCATCTGTTGATTCATCAACGCGAGCTGCGCCTTCGCCGCTTCTGCCTGGACGCCGGATGCGCCCGTCACCTCCGGAGGAGCCTCCTGTTTTTCCGGTCGGAGCCGCGCCATCCGTTCCTTTTGTCTCCGCGCCGCCTCGTCATCGGACGGGAACAGCGCCTCATACAATTTTTCCTGCGCCTTGTCCTCATCCGCGACCATCGCGGCCATCTTGTTCGCGAATTCCTTCGTCGCCGAGTCCGTCGCCGTCGCGATCTGGAGCGACGCTTCCGCCGCCGCCTCCGCGCCGCCGCCGATGATGTAGCCCTTGATCGCCGCCCACGCCGTGCGCCCCGCCTCCTTCGTATGGTTCCACGCGTAGTCGAGGACCTCCTCGATTTCCGCCGCGACGTGACCCGCCGTCGTCCCGACCGATTCGAGCGCGAAAACGATCGAGCGGATCACCGTTCCCGCTTCCTTCCCGAGCTCGCGGAAGGATCCGCCCGCGCCCTCATCGCCGAGCGCCTCCAGGATCGAGTCCGCGACGTCGGAGATCGCCGGAAGCATCCCCGCCTCGAATTGAGTCGACATCCCTTTCGCCGCGTCCTCGATTTCCTGCATGGAGGCCTTCGCCGCGCGGAAGGAGTCCGTCGTCGTCTGGTCCAGGAGGAGCCCGAGCTTCCTCGTCGCCTCCGTCGCCTTATCGAAACCCTCCGCCGCAAGCGCGTTGAGGACGGGGATCATCTCCTGACCGCCGCGGGAAAAAATGAGCTGGAACGCCGTCGCTTTCTGGAATCCCGCCGACATTTTCCCGACGCGATCCGTCAAGAGCTCCATTTTCTGATCCGGATTGAGCCCCGCGAAATCCTTTTGCTTGAGTCCGAGGAGCGCGAATCCCGCCGCCGCGCGTTGACTTCCCTGCTCGAATTCCGTGATCGACTTCGCGCCGCGCACGAGCGCCTTATCGACGGCCGCCGTCGAGACGGAGCAATCGTCCGCGACCTTGTGGAAGACGGAAAGCGTCTGCGTCGAGAGTCCCGTCTTGTCCGCCATCTTCCCGATATCGACCGCGGAGTCGAACGCCTCCTTGCCGATCCGCCGGATCCCGAGGAGCGCGCCCGCCGCCGCGATCCCCGCGAAGGCCTTCGAGAGCGTGAGGGAGGATCCCGCCGTTTCTTCCTGTTGAGTTTTGAGATTTTTCAATTCTGAGGAGAGCTGACGGATCGCCGCCGCGACGCCTTGATCCTCCGCCGTCAGCCGAACTTTGACTTCCGGGGAATCCGCCATCTATCCACCTATTTCCCGAGGATCGACGGGACCCGAGGGGGATCCGTCTTTCTCCGCTGGTGAGGAGCAAGAGCGCTCCAGACCAAAACGTCGAGCTCATACCGCCGCACCGCCGCGGCTTTGAGCCGCTCGATATACGCTAGAAAAAGATCCCGGAGCGGCCAGTCCCAAACTTCGCGCACCCGCCGCGCGTCGTGACGCGCGACTTCCCGGATGAGGAGCGAGAAATCGCCCAGGTCTATCGACCCGCGCTCTTTGTACGGGGGACCTTTTCGATCGGGCTCGAAGATTTCCGGGAACTCTCCGAGGATCGCTCCCCGTATGCGAAAAAACCGACCACGAAATGGACGACCGACGTCCGCATCAACGTTTTCTCTTCGAGATCCGTGATCGCCGCGAAGCGCTTCGCGTTCGCGTCCGCCTCCGCGCGCGTCCAGATTTTCCCTTCCTCCGTGAGATACCCCGCCAGGATGAAATGAGTCTCCCCGGAAAGAAGGATCGCCGTGAGGAGATCCTCCGCCTGTTCTTCCTTCGTTCGGACTCTTCCGTCTTTCGCGCCGACGATTTCCAGAGCTCCCGCGAGTCGAAGGTGGGCGACGATATAGTCGTCTTGATTAGCGGAAATTGCCTGTGTGATGCTGTGGAACGTCCTTCCGTCGAGCCTGATCGTATCCAGCATTTTTCCTCCGGGACGGGAGTGCCGCCCGCTGACTTCTTAGGAGCGCAGGGAGCCGCCCCTCCGCGGCTCCCGTCTCCCCTTCGCTTCTAGGCGCCGGGTTCTCTGTGCGCCAGGTCCCGGCCTAGAAGAACGTGTACAGATAGAACGGCGAATCGGGATGGTTGGCCGTGTCGTCGAGAATATTCCCGTCGAGCGTCCAGTTTCCGTAATCGTCCGCGATCAATCCGACGTTTCCATTCGGGCTCAGGTTGACGCGCCAGATATCGCAGCCGATCTTCTGGCCGTCCACCGGATCCGGGACAAACACCAGGTGGCCTTGCTGGAACGGAACCGTCGCGCCGGCGACCTGGTCGTTCGATCCCGCCAAGGTGTGATAGGTGACTTTCGTCGCGCTGCCGTCCACGATCTGAGAGCCGGCCGGGATATAGATCAATCCCGAGACCGGATCCGCGACCACGTAATCGGTTCCCTCCGTGAGCACCACCGGAGTCGCGGCCTCGAACGTGAGGACCGGAGCGTTCTCCGTGGTCATGTCGAGGTTCATGTTCGCCGTGCGGAAGTAGCGCCCGGCCGCGCCCACAACCGTCGCCGAAATCAAAACCTCGGCCGTGACCGTCTGGACCGTCCCGACGAGAGTCGACTTCCCCGTCGACATCTGAGCGATCGAAACGTGGTTCGATGAAAAGTCGGTGCCGGTGATGGAGATTTTCGGCTGCCGCTTTTTCACGGCCGTCGCGATCAGCGTCACGTTTTTGTTGAGAGACTGGTAGAGCTCGGCAATATCATCCTTCAGGTCGAGCTCGAATTTGGTGCAGTTGCCGAGATGCCGCAGCCCGGTGGGGAGCCCATTCGCGTCGAAAATATCGAACAGGATGCTCCCTTTTCCAAGCATCGGGATATGCGGGATCGGGTACTTCAATCCTGGCATTTGAATCCTCCTAAGACGCAGAAGTCGGATCGGTCCTGGCCGTCCGGTATTTTATGGTGACGTTCCACTTCGCCGCGGCGATCGGTGTATCGGTTTCTTTCGAGCTCCAGACCGTCCGCCCTTCTTCGACACTGCTCGCGAGCCCGCCGAAATGTTCATCCGCGAAAACCGCCTCCGCCGCCCAAACGAGAATCGGATCGAGCGCCTGGTCTGGCGAGATTCCGCTCGAGCCCGCGGCCCTGCATTCCATCGCGACGGATAGGCGCCGTTCGGTTAGGGGAGCCGCGTACACCTGCGCCGCGAGAGGCTTCGGCACGTCATCGTCGTTGTAGACCATGATCGCCGGGAGCGAATCGATTTCGATCGGCCGCGTTCTTTCGCGATGAACGGTAAGCCCGGCCGGTCCGCCTTCCGCATTCAGGGCCGCGACTAGAGCGATCACAATCTGTTCGCGAATCGATGCCAATTCGAATCCCCCTTACCTCCCCGGTCATACGCCGAGGAGGAGTTTGGTGAGCCCGCCGTCGCCTTCCCGCAATCGTTCTCGGACCGTGAAGGATCGAGAACCGGCCGTGACCGCATCCCCGATCGCGACATTAGGAAACGCGGAGGTCTGAATCGTCAACGTCGTTGCCGTTGCGACCACTTCACCGCGGTTCACGTCCTGGACCAGGATCTGGTCCGCCTCGTCCAACAAACCCACGCCGCTCACCGCCCCCACACGGACCGGAACCCCCATATCCGCGAGGAGTGTGGGGATATCCGCATCGCCGAATGCAGGAGCGGTGGACGGTGTAGGCATTTATCTTGCCGCGCGACCTCTGACTTTCGGAGGAGCGGGAGCAACCTGTCTTGGTTGCGGTTCCCGCGAGGTCGCTTCCTCCATGTGAGTTGTGACGGTGGTCGGCGATTTTTCTGGAGCTTCGCCTTCCTCCAGGTGTTCGACCGCCGATCCCTCCCCGATCAACCGATGAGCGAGCGCGGGCGCCACGTCGTGAACCGATCCCTCCTCGGCATGTTGCCCGCCGAGAATGATCGATCGCGTGAGACGGATCCGCCTGGTTCCTCTTCGCTCCTGCGGCACTCGAGGCCGTTCCTCTCCCGGATTCGACGGGCGTGCGGCGCCCGCGGCCGGCTCGAGGCCTTGGCTTTCGTTCTCTTCGAACATCACGTTCATCCTCTCTGCGACCGCAGCGGGCAGGCCGAGGCCCGCCCGCTCGTCGCTCCCTTACAGACCGCGCTCAAAGAGCGCGGGAAGGAAGTTAGGTGGTCGCAACGTACTTGGCAACCACGAAAGCCACGGGATACTTCAGCGTGACGTCGGTGAGCATGAAAGTCGTGAGTTCGATCATGCCCTGCTTCTTCAGCCGATAGGGATCGACCACGAGCTCGAAGCCGGATCCCCACATTCCGATCACCATCGTTTCGAAGATTCCGCGGATCAGCGTGTGGAGAGTTCCTGTCGCGCTGCCCTCGGTGTTCGTCTTGGGGACCTGGTTCGATGAACGCGCCTGGTAGCCGTCCACCGTATTGTCATCCGCCCAAATCGGCAAGCCGATGGTGTTCCCCAAACGCGCGATGCGCTTGAGAGAGGATTTGACGCCGGGCGTAGTCAACCAAGCGCCGTCGCCGAGTTGATCTGCGTTCGCGTCCTCGAGCTTTTCCGTCATGACCACGATGTCGTCCCACGACGGCACGCCGCCATTCCCCACATCTGAAGCCATCGAGTAAGACTGGACCCCGCTGGTCGCCATGATTCCAACCGGCTGGTTTGTCCCGCCGCCCAGGATGGCCACGCTATCGATCGCCAGCGCGAGATCGCGCCCGAGGTCCTCGCGGACCAGGGTGTCGACGTCGATCACCGCCTGCGCCAGCAATTGCCGCGAATAACTCGTCGAGGACTGATAGGTCTTCGGCGAGCTCGCGATGGATCCGAGCGTCAGCGCGGAATCGGCGACGTCGGTGCTGGGATTCTCCCCTACCCATGAGCCGGAGGCCTTCCCGGTCTGCTTCGGATAGGAGACATTGTCGCGGAGACCCGCGATGGTGCGCGCGCCGAGTTCCTTCACGCGCATGCGATTGTAGAGGTACTGAATGAACTCCCCCGGTTCGACGAACTTCAATTCAGCGCCGGCGGTCGCCGTCGCGGAGTCGAGGCCCGCGCGCTGCTTCAGGAGCGGTCCGAACTTCTTCTGCAATTCGGGCGTCCATGCGTGCCGCAAACTCCACGGAACGAATAGACCGCCGTGCCGCTCGGCCTTCCAGTTTTTCTCGATCTCTTCCGAGATTTCCATCTCGAAGGATCGCTCGCGCTGCGCCGATCCGCCGCTCGACGCGCGTTCGATGTTGGTGACGGCGGTCATGATGCCGCGCGCCAGGTTATACTCCCTTTGCTCTTTCTCGCTGAGTACGAGCCGCTCGGTCTCTTCTGCGCCAGGTTGACGCAACGGCAGCCCGCCTCGCTTGGTGATTTCATCCAGGACCTCGCGCGAAAATGCGTCGACGGATTTTCCGCCTTCGATCGCCTTCGCCACGACTTCCTGATCGATCCCGTGTACTTTGCCGAGCCGAATAATTTCAGCAGCGGCGTTCCGGGATTTCTCTACGTCATTTGGTTCCACGGTAACCCCCTCCTTGAGATTCGGCTCGAGAGCCGGGACAGCACTGCGAACTAAAACCGGGTACAACCGCTCGCCGGCCTTGCGTTCATGGCCGACGGTCGGATCCGCGGGGATCCCCACCGAGCTCCCCTCCATCGGCATCCACCGGGTCGCGCGGTAGGTGTCGCCCTCGGTTTTCGAGGACTTCTCGAGCACGTATTCGTTGACCTGGTAGCCCACGGAAACGAACCTGCGGATCTTGTCGAGAATGTCCGTTTTGATTTGCTGCGCCGTGGCGCTCCGGGAGAATTGGAGCACGCCGCGCAATTTCTTGTCGGCGCCGATGGCGACGTTGTCGATGATCCCGATGATCGATTTAAAATCATGCGAGTCGAGAAACGACAGGCCGAGCTTGGCGCGCGAGAGATCGACCGCCTCCGGAGAATGATCGAGGATTTCCGTGCCGAACCAGCGCGCGACCGGATACTCCGAAGAGAGCGAAATATTAAATCGGTCCTCGTCTTTGTCCTTCTTGCCCTGGGCTTCCTTGCCCTGGTGCCCGGTGTCGTCGGAATGATTGTCGTCGTCCTCTTCCTCTTCATCCCCGGCGCCCGCGGCTCGGGCCGGCGCCTCTCCCGCCGCGATCTTCCTCGCGCGTTCCTCTTTCGCGGCCGCGCGCGCTCGGAGTTGCTCCGGCGTGCGCGCCTTCTTCTCCGGCTTGGCCACCGGAGTCATTTCCAGAATTTCGAAATCCCTCACCAGCATGGGTAGGGAGTCGCCGATCTTTTCCGCTTTGCGTTGCGCTTCTAGTGGGTTCATCTTCCTCTCCCGAGTGAAATAACGCGGCTCGAGCCAGAGCTCGCCGCCTTTTGTCCGTCGTCCTCATCTTTCGGTTTTGCGTCTTCGTCTTCTTCCTCCGGCGTGATGGTTTCCTTCGGGCCCTTGCCGACTACCGGCGCCTTCGCGTCCAAAGCGAACTCGAGGCCGTAGGACTCCGCCAGTTTTTTCTCTTCGGCGAGCTGCTCGAACACTTCCTCCACGTCGCCGCCCTGCTCCGCGATGATGCGATCGCGCGAGTCGAGGCCCGCGCCGATCCCCAGGATGCTCGATTGCACGTCCTTGAGCGGGTCAACCCACATCCATCCGCGCGGTTCCCACTTGCCGGCGAGAAAACGTGAGGGATCGCGCGAGTCGAGGACCAGGGCCCCGGAGAGGAGCGCCATCGAAATCCACTGCTCGAAAACGCGCTGCAGAAATTGTTCCTTCAGAAGTGTCTGCAGCATTTTCCATTGGTCGCGCTCGATCAACAGGCCCGATCGCATCGAGGAGTAGTTGACCCCCTCGAGGTCGGACGCGAGAGCGTTATAGGACACGCCGAGAGAGGACGCGACGAATCGCAGCATGGCCTTTACGAACATCGGGAAGGCATTCGCCGGATGGTCCGGGTTCCACTGTTGAAAATCCAATCCCGGAGGGAGCGTTTCGATCACGCCGGGCTGCGCCTCGATTCGATAGTGGGCGTCCTTGTTGGGTTCCTCGAACGAGGCCGGATCCGTGTACTTCAGGAAACCCATCTTCGCTGCGCCGGTCCGCGCCGCCACGAGCTCGGCCTCCACATAGCCGCCGAGCATTCGGAGCTCGAACATGCACGGGTGAAACCAGGTGATCCCGCGGGTTTGATTGATTCGCTCAGGATCGTACAGGTGGATGATCTGGTCCGCCGGGATCCGCGTGCGGAGCAGAGAGCCGCCCAGGTCGGAAGGATGCTTTTCGTTTATGTGGTACGCAACCGGCCGGCTCCACGCATCGACCTCCACTCCCATGCGAATCTCGTTTTCCGTTTTCGAGGGATTCCTCGAGAATAAGTGGTCGAGCTGGTCCGCATCGATGAGCTGCAGCGCGAAACGGCATTTATTCGGAAAGCCGCGGACCATGCGAATAAAAACCTCGCCGTCGGTCGCCACGTTTTTTAGGACCAGGTGCTGGACCCCGCGAAACGAGAGCTTCCCGTCCGCGGTGCAATTTCCGACCTTCGACCATTCCTTCCACGAGGTCTCGATCTTCGAATTCAATCCGGCGTTCAAACTATCGTCGTTGTTCCGCACCTGCGGTTTGTAGCCGATCCCTCTCTCGCCGAGGACGTTCGAAGTGAGGATCTTCAGGTAGGACTTGGCGACCGGGTTATTTCGCGAGAGCTCGCGCGCCCGCGCGCGGAGCAGCCGCATGTTGCCTTTGATTTCTTGATCGGCCGAGAGGATCGCGGCAATCCAATCGTAGGTGAGCCGGCCGCCTGTGGCCGCCTGGAAAACCGTAACCGTTCGCTTGCCGGTTAGAAAATTGTAGGCGCGCCGGAGCATCGACGGGCGTCTCATCGATCGAACCCCGTGACGTCCTGCCAGGTCGGCGGGTAGCCCATGTTCTCGTCTTCCTCTTCAAATTCGACCTTGTAGGCCTGGCCGAGCTTGCCGGGATTTTCCTGCCGCCAGATGGATGCCTTCAGTTCGCCGCGGATCGTCCGCAGTTCCTGGATGGGGATCTTCGAGACCGCGCGGCCGGCGATTTGATAGCTCTGAATGTCGGCCGTGAGCCGGCCGGAGAGCGCCGCCTCCACGATCGCGAGCGTCCGCTCCTCCCAGGTGACAAACGTCCCCGCCGGAGAGGTCGCCGCATCCGGTTCGATGTTGATGACGAGTTCGTCGCCGCGGAGATCGAACGTCGCGCCGGTATTGGTGTTTTTCACACGCTCGCAGTACCGGTATGGACCCGGCGCGAGATTTTCGGTCTCGCTAGCCAGGATGAGGACGTGAAAAACGTTTCCCTCGATGACCGTCGCCGCCTTTGAGAATTTTTGAGTGAGGCCGTTCAGATAGATCGTATAGGTCCATCCATCCGACGGGAGATATTCGTCGAGCGTGCGGGTGAAAACGACGGAGGTCCCGGCCGGGAAGTGTTGGGGAACGCGGTCCGGGATGATCGGCGCCATTGAAAGGAAGCTAGGCTACTCGAGGTGGGTACTGGAACTGGAGAATTACTTACAGCGGACAAAGGACAACGGCTCCCGAGCAGCTCGGGAGCCGTGAGCCGGAAAACCGGAATTCGTTATTGCTTCGGCGCCTGTTCTTGGGCGGTTTTCTCCGCCTTCAGGCGACGCGCGTACTCTCCGAGCGAGACAGGTTGCGCGGGAGTGGCCACGCCGGAATTCGAGGGAAGCGTCCCGGCAACGAGCTCTGACTGGCTTCCATCGGCGAAAACCACAGTGAGAGGAGTATCGGACGAACTGCGAGCGTTCGCGTGGATCCCCGGGGCCGCGGACACTGCGACGATCTCGGGAATTGGTCGCATGCCGGCGACGCGCGTATCCGCGGTGACGTGGACCGCGAGAATCGCACCCGCTGGAATCACTGAAGCATGGCCGTGCTTCAAGAGCAGCAGCGCGCCAGCAGGGGGAAAGAATAATCCCGCTGCGGCCGCTCCCGCCACTGACCCGCCTCCATAACCGCCGCTGCCTTTTGCAAAGCGTTCGCCACTAACCGGCACTTTCGTTCCGTCGCCAGCGGTCACTGTTTGGAACGAGATGTCGAGTTTTCCGCCGCGCCCCATCTTGCGAGCGCCCTTAGCCTCGGTCACATGCCCCATAACGACGGACCCATGCGGGATGACGATCGCGTTCTCTATTTTCAGATCTTCGAGAACCTCCAGCGTCACCAGATCTCCCGCATGAACTTGGCCGCTGTCCAATGGGTTGGCCAGGCGCGCCGCGATTTCCGTTCCTTGGGGGATAGTGATTGAGAGCGGTTTCGATTCCTGCGCGAACGTGGCCGATGAGAAAATGGCGATCGCGACAATTGCGGCAATCCGTTTCAGCATGACATCCTCCAGTCGAAAAGTTTATCGAACGCAGCAAGATGCAAAAATGTTACCTTGGTACTACTGTTCCTTGAGAGCAACACCGGCCTCCTTGATCGTCAGCCGGACCTCCGAAACATGCTTGCCGGAGACGCCCGGGCGCGCGCGGAGCTCGCGCAGCGCGCGTGTCGCGACCGGGGCGATATCGCTGGCTTCGATGGTGATGGTTTGCCACGCGCAATGCGCCGGCTTCACTTCCGGAAAAAATGCCGTGACGGTGAATAATTTCATCGACGGGCGGCTTTCCGGCGGCGACGCTGCTCGCGGAGTCGCGCGACGTCGAGTCTGAATTCAGGAGAACGGACCGCGCGGATTAGATTGATGGCGCTTTTGACCGCGAGACAAAATGAAAGCACAAACCCGGCTTCGAGGCACCGCTCTCCGATCGGCGAGATGCTCACGGCCGATCTCCGGCGGGCGAGATGACGCCGTGGTTCTTCTTTTTGAATTCCGCGCGGCATCCGTCGCACATTCCGTGCGTCTGGCCGGCCCCGTGTGCCGGGAAAACGTAGCCGCAATCCGCACACTCAGCCATGTCGAAATGCCCGGCTTGCTGAAAGGAGATCTTCGTCGAGCTGCATTGCGGACAGGTCCAGCCCATTTCCTTTTCACACCACGAGCAAATTCGCTTCATGCCCGCACCGCGATGGTTTTGGGATGGCTGCGAAAATCTGGTAGGCTGGCTTTAGCTGACATGGCGACTCACCTCGCTTTGTCGGTTAGGGGCCTGCGATCGTTGATCGCGATCGTGGGTCCCGTTTACACGATCAGCGTACCGGAACCCACCGCACAGGACAATGGCCCGAAAGTACCGATTCTGGCTTCGCTTTGGGTTCGCCAGCGTCACCCGCGCCATCCTTCAACCCACGAGGATCCCCCGCCCCGCCGCCCGAGGCCTCCCGATCCCTGCCCTGATCCGCCCCCTTGACCGCCCGATCCGCCTTTAGGAGGGTCCGTCGGCGGCAGTCGGAGCGCCGCAGCCATCTCTCCGAGCTTCCGAATGGTTTGCTGGCCGAGCACATAGAGCGCGGCCAGGGCGTAGACTTCGAGATCGAGCGCCTCATTGCGCGCGCGCGTCTTGATGTATTCCCGAATCGTGCCCTTGCCTCTCCGGTAACGCCGGACCGCCTTTTCCGAAGTGAGCTGCGCCAGGTACTCGTCCTCGGCGAAATCGGGGAGATGCATGTAGCCGGGACCGCGACCGGGGATTTTCATCCGCGCGAAGATTCGGTCCTTCGCAGTGTCGGTCCCGATGAGCCAAAGTTTCACCCGGTACTGATTGTTGATGCTGAATTTCCCGAGTATTTCCTTCCCGGATTCGCTGGACCCCTTCAGACAGAAAATTCGGCGGCCTTGACGGCCGCGAACGAACCGATAGACGGAATCAGTGTGGAGCCCGCCGGAGTCGATCATGGTGCAGGTAATTTTTACTTTCCGGCCGTTCCCCGTCTCCCACGTCGAGAGCAGGAAGGAATCGAGCTCATTCCAAACTTGCTCCTGGCCGGGATCCCCAAAGCATTGCTGATAGGCGATGAGCCAGGACTCCTCTTTTTCTCCCCATCCCTTGACCACGCACTCGAGCCGATCTCCCTGGACGTCGACGGCCGCGGTGAGCAGGCCGACCCCGTCGGGGACTTCCGCCTGATACGCTTCGAGCCGCCCCTTTAGCGCGAGTGCCTCGATCGCATCGCCCTGCTCCTCCCAAGTTTCCCCGAGGCGTAGATTTATGAATGCTTTTAGCTTCTCTGGATTGTTCTCTTTGTTCGCCTCGTGCCACTCTTGCGCGAGCGCCGGCCAGTTCTCGCGCCAGGGAGAGTAGAGCGCATTGATGTGGAATCCCACCACCGGCCGATCGGGGAATTCGGCGATCCACTCGCCGGCGTTCAACATTTCTTGTTTGTAGCGCTCCGGGATCTTCTTCTGGCATCCCGCGCAGATAAACGCGACGCTCGCGGCGTCGACCTGGCCGTCCGCATTCACGGAGTAGAAAAGCCGATAGACCTTTGTCGCCGGATCCCGCCACCAGAGGATTTGCTTCAAACCACAAAAGGGACAAGGAACATGGAACCGCCGCATATCGGAGCGGAGGAAGTCCCGCTCGATCGGGGAGATCCCTTTCGGTTTCGCCGGCGTCGAGCCCTTCACGATTTTGTGATCCGCGAACGAGTCTGTCCGGCGCGTTCCGATCGATACGGGATCGCCTTCGCCGTCGACGTCGATCGGATAACCGTCGATCTCATCGAACAGTACAATCGGGACGGGATCGCTGCGAAGGCCGGCGCCGGAGTTCGCGCCGGTGAGTTTGAGAAAGCCGCCAGGGAATTCTTTCAGCGCGAGAGTGTTCCCCGCGCGGCGCGAGGTAGGCGCTTTGATTTTCGCGCGAAGCGCTGGACAGGACTCGATCATCGGCGTGATGCGCTTCTTTCCATAGTCCCTGGCGTTGTCGATCGTGGGTTGTACGATCATGACGGGTTTGGGATCCGCGTCGATGAAATAGCCGCAAATGTTGTTTAGGACCGCGTCTGAGTAGCCGATCTGCGTCGACTTTTGGATGACAACCTCGTGAACAAGTGGGTTGAGCACTACGTCCATCATTTCGCTTTGAAACTTCTCCGGCTTGAATGGACCGGGGCGCGATGTGGTGCCTTTCGGAAGCACGCGATTGCGGACGGCCCATTCGGACACGGTCAGATCCGGCGGCGGCTCGTAGCGTTTCCATGTCCTATCGAGCATCACCTGGAAGTTTGTCGCCGCCGATTCATGCGTCGCTAGTGGCATCGAGAGCTCCGATCCCTACTCCCCGGTTTCACGGGTCCGCACTTGCCGCTCTGAAAGATTCAGCAGAGCGTCCTTGAGCGCCTTCTCGATTTTTGCGTGCGCCATGATCCTCGAAGTCTCCCCGACCAGCTCGGGAGCGAGCCGCGGCCCCACGGCCATGATTCGCGCTTTCGTCGTGAGGATGAGGTCCGTCATTTCCCGTTCGACCTCGTCGATCGACACGAGCTCGCTGCGCTCGCGCGCGAGCTCGATCTCGCGAAGATCCGCGTCGGCGCGGAGCAGGCGGAGCCGTTCCTCGCGCTCGCTCGCGAACACCTTGCCGCCCTCGTCCACGATTGCTTTTTTCTCGACCAGCGCCTGGAGATATCGTATGTACCATCCGGTGCATTCATCCTGGTCATATTTCCCGCGCAGCTTTTTCGGGAGCCCCTCTTGCACGAGTTGCTGGATACGGCTTCTCGTCAGATTCAGAATGACGGCGATCTCCTTGATCGAAACGATTCGGGATTTTTCTTTCTCCTTTTTCTTTTTCTTCATTTCGCGCGGAATCGCCGAAAACAAGTCAAGTCTGAAATTTTTTGTGAGTCGCTAGTCTCCCCCCGCACTCGCCGTGACCCGCGGGCGCCACCGCCCCCGGGGAGGACCCGCGCGCGATCGCAGCATCGGCGAGACCATCTAACGCACCGCAAATTCTACGAGATACGAGGCCCGGGCCGAGCGGGATGCGAGGCCGCGGCGGGCGAGCCCGAGCTGCTCCGGCGGACCTCGATCGCCTTCGTGAAACACTTCGTATGAAAGGCCGCCTGCAGCATCGCCTTACCCTCGCCGCGGAACAGGATGATCGGAACCTGGTCGTCGCACAGTTCGCAACCGCCGCACCATTCGGGATGATCCGCCCATTGCGGATCATCCTCAGAAACCCCGATCGGTTTCCGACAGATCGCGCACGCGCATTCTGGATCCGCGCAACCGGCCTGGCCGCATGATCCCGTCGACCAGCGAATCAGATCGGCAAACTCGGCGCGAATTGCGAAATCGTTCATCAGTTCAACCTCCAAACGGACCGACCGCATCTGCCGGCCAATCCGGCAACGCGATCGATTTCCCGGAAAACTTGTGGAACGAATCGCTGCAGTAGTTGAGTATTCCTTTGGTCAGCACGATGTGGCAACAGCGATAGCCCAGGTACTTCAGACTGGGCTTGAACGTCGGCGAGTTTTCATTGCCATCGAACTCCCAAATCGGATGATTCGACATCGAGCTCCTCTGTGCCACGTAAACTGTGTGCGCTTCCTCGCAGCCAGGACACCAGAACGAATAACCGACCACGGCCTTACTTTCGCAGTTTAGAATGCGACGGAGTTTCATCGGCTCAACCTCACGCGGAGTTTCCGTACCACAATAAAGTCACGCAGCTTTTCTTCCACGATTCGTTGGCAAACTTCGCTGATGCTGGCGCCATACAAACCGGTCGAAAGCAATCGCTTTACCAGTTCGGTCGTTTGGCGCGACAGAAAGATTTTGGCGATCATCGGACATGCTCCGCACGTTTGAGAATTTCCTTCGTGAACTCTTCCGTGAAGATTGGCGAAAAACGCTGGCCGATCACGCGGATCATCGCCTCGCGGAGATGGATGTGGACCGGCAATTTAGCCGATGGTTTAAACGCATAGATTAGAACGGTCGCATCGGGCGATTCGCCCGCGGCGACGCGCTGAAAAATGCCGACGTTCGGAATCAGGAAAGTTTTCCGCCGGCCTTTTCGATTCTGAAATTGCAGCGAAGTGTATCGAAGCGACGGCGTGACGGGTTGCGGGAACGTCGGCCGAGCAGCTTCGCCGGTGAGCGGAATCGCGAGCTCCGGACCTTTCGTCGGTTCTTTGGTTCCACCTTCCTCGAGGAAGCCGAGAATCAACGGCGCGCCTTTCACTTTTTCGTCGATGCCGATGATCGCCGTGAGATTCGACACGCGCGAGTACTGGAGAATCCGGATCCGGCCCAGGATGAACCGTTTTCGCATTTGCAGGTCGGCGGTGACTTCTTTTTGACCCGCATCGACCGCTTCCTTCGCGGTTCGAATGATGGCGTTGTTTGTGGCATACGGGAGTTGCCGGAGGACGTTCGCGCACAGCTTGACAACGTCCTCGGCGTCCACATTTACGGCGATTTTCATCAGTCTGACCTTCCTCCCCGGATCCAGCGCGAGCAAACCAGGATCACGCCGGCCAAAAACACGATCGCGCCGGCTGCGGCGATGCGCCCGCCGGCGCACAGGAACATGATCGCGCCGGCAATCATCAGAAGCTGCGGCTTCGCCGCGATGCCGATATCGGCGCGCGGAACGATCACCGCAGAATTGCGCTCCCGAAAGTGCAAAGCCAGAGCAGGATGAACAGACCGCACAGAAAGAGATATCCGCCGATCTGGATCCTGAGCTGCACCCTCGGCACGCCGAGCAGCAATAAGAAACCGACTACAAGCGCGATCACGGGGATCGCCCACATCTGAACGTGATGGTTCATTTTTTAGCCTCCTGGAGAAAACCTGGTTCCACTTCCCGAATTTGCCATGACTTCGAGAGCCCGAACCGAATCGCCGCGCGCGCCGCCTCCGCTTTGTCCCCAAATTCGAACGCGAGCTGCCGATCAAACGTCACCTGCGGGCGGTCCGGAGGATCGCATTTGATCCAGGCCTCGATCGCTCCGCCTCTCCCGAATTCAATGACATAAGCCATCGCCTAATCCTTGCGGTTCCTTCCGTCGAGGAGTACTAGAACCACGACGAAAACAAAACAGGACAACGTGATCCAAGCCCTTACCATTCCGCCGGCGCCTTTCCCGAGGAGTGCGCTTTGCGGATCAAACCGGCGATAGTCTCATCGCCGATCGGCCGGATCCCAAACTCAGCCGCGAACGTTTCAGCCTCGAGTGAGGTTTTGACCCTGGACTGCCGAAACATCCGCGCCTCTTCCAGTGCGAGCTCCTCAAGTCTTCTCTGCTTTATGGCCTGGAGCGGTTTCACGGGTTTTGCCTTCCCCTAGCCAGGAGATTTTGATCTGCCGCCGATGCTCGGCACCCCTTTTTCCACAGGCGCCGCTGCGGGGTTGCCGCTGCTTGTTTCTTTAGCTTGTTTCTTTACTTCTTTACGGGGACACATTTGTCACCGCTAAACGCCTGAGAAGTGACACATCTGTCACCGCTAGATTCCGCCTCCGCGGCGATTTCCACAGGTTTTCCACAGGCCGCGATCGGCGTCGGTTCGGGCGCAAGGAGCGATAGCTGATGGGCCCGAGGCGCCTCGTCGCGCCACTTGACGGACCCCACCAGTCGGAGCGTCATCCCGAGATGCCGCGGGAGCCGGCGAACATCGACCAGGCCGCACGCCCTCAGCTTGAGCATCCACCGCTTCAGCGTTCGAACCGTCGGCGCGTTCGGCCACCGCGCCCAGATCCACGCATACGAGACTGGCCTCCCGTAATTGACCCTGCCGGCCGAATCCGTCTGCCGATCGATTAGGAAGTCATGCAGCAAAACCGCCGGCCCGAGCTCTTTCCCGATCGCGATCCGATTCGGATCGATCGGCACAAAACCGCGTCTCGTCATCGCTTGGCCTCGAGCGCGCGGCGGTTCGCCGCGAGGAGCGTTTCGCCAACACAATACAAAACCTCGGCCCAGGACCAGGCCACCAGGACCAGGGCGCCGCGCCGGTGTTTTTCGAACAGGAATTCGAGCTGCTCGGCCGACGGCTTTCCGGCCGCCCGAATTTCTTTGCCTTCCCGATCGAGCCAGGCCGGCGCCTTCACTTCGATATAGAGAGCGCGTCCACTAGGCGCCAGCGTCGCCTCGAGATCTGCGAATCCCGCCGGGATCCCGCGACCGACTTTGACGTTCGCGACGGCGCCGAGCTCGAGACCATAGCTCTCCGCGGTCGCAATCATTCGCCCGCGGATGCGCCGGCCGCCGGCATCGATCGGCGCCGCGTCCACCTGGTAGCGCCCAAGGAAGTCGATGATCGATTGCTGGACCTGCTCCTCGCGGACCTGGCTCATGAGATAGAGATCCTTGTGCCGGCTGCGGTCGAACTGCCAGAGAAACGGATAATCCGCTCGGGCGCTTTTTTTCATCCCGCCCGCCTATGTTTGGGACAGAAATTGAGATCCGGTTCCACATGCTGCGTGCAGATGTGGCAGGGCGGAGCGTCGCAGGTGATTTCTTTTCCGCCGCGGGTTTTCCCGAGAACGAAATCGCACAAACTCTCCGCGCGGTTCCTGCAGAAACGACAGTTCGGAGCGCGGATCCCACGGCCGCAAATGATCGCCAATCGGTCGCCGATTTTTATAAGCTTGCACGTCATTTCGATTTTTCCTCGAACAGATTCCCGGACGTCGGGTACGTGGTCGCGCGGCTGACCGGCGCCGGCTTTTTGAAGAAGTCGCGGAACGGACAGGTTTTGAAGTGTGAATCCATCAGCCACACTCCTCGAAAGAAAATGCCCTCGAGCGGAGCGATCGCCTTCGATGGCGTGCGGTAGAATTCGAGCGCGCGGCCGCACCGCTTACATTTCCGCGCGAACTCAAAGACATAGCCGGCCTCTTTGAGCTGGTCGCGCGTGGCCGGCAAGCCGAACCCGCGATCTCCGAATTCGCGCAGCGCCTTCACCGCAGCAAATACTCCGCCTCGCCGGATCCGCGGCGCCGGCGAAAACGGAGCTGGTGCTCGCCGGCCACCCGCACCTCGGTGATCCATTCGCGGAGCTCCATCGCCGTCACGCGCAGACCGTACTCCGATCGCAGAGCGGCCGAGATTTCCGATCGCGTTTCCCATCGCCCGCTCCCGGAGGCCTCGAGCATGTGGTACTGGAGAGTGCGGACCGCGCGAATCACTGAACAACTCCCTCCTGCATGACGATCTGCGCGATCGCCATCAATTCGCGGAGCGGGATCTCGGCGACGCACCGCGGATTCGAGCAGAGCGTTCTTTCCTCGTCGATCCACGCGCACGCGACCAAGGGATGCCCGGGCTCGATCTTGAATAGACACGGGCGCAATTCCGAGCAACCGCAGATCCGGCATTTTCCCGGGTTGCCGGCGCCGATGAGCTGCGGCCTGATGTGCCGGCTCATTTTCTCGGCTGCGATCGGTACGGAGGATGTTCCAGGCCGCCAGGAATCTCTTCGAACTGGGGAACTTCCATCACCGGCGCCTTCGACACGCCGGCCAGCCGCTTCGTGTCGAACCAATAGGACTCCAATGGCTTGCCATCCTTGCTGGCCATCGGCGTGACCAGCGCTTGAACGCAGCCGTAGAGATCGAACGAGACTGATGCGACTACGCCCCGCAATCCCGTGATTCGATCGCGGACCTCGAAACCTAGCCACCGCATGTGTCGTTTCATTTTTTCTGTTCCTCCTTGAAAGTGCCGAGATCCTGGAGCGCCTCCATCATTCCCTCGAGGCAGTTCGTTTTGACCTGGTAACTCGCGAAAAAAATTGCATTCTCCGCCTCGAGCCGGCGCGCGGGCGTGAGCTTCGGAATCAACCGATAGACCCGCGCGATTTCCTGGTGGAGCTCAATGATTATGTTCGGCATCGTCCTCCGCCGGCTTTTTCCGCGCGCGGAGCCATTCGGTCGATTCTCGAAATGCGGCCTCATAACCCGAACCGAAACGCCTGTAGAGTGCGCGCCGCATCCCCTCCGGGAGTGCGAAGTAGCAGTTCCGGCAATGAGACATGCGCGGCTTCTTTTTACCGCCGCATCCCGAGCAGACTTCCCCGACAAAATCCTCGAGGATCTTGTGCGAAGGAGGATCGTTCCGATCGCCCACGCATCTCATTTCATTGCCCTGCCTCTAACTACCCTGTAACTACAGGTCCGCTCAGTTCCTCGAGCGCGCGGATAGCTCCATCGAGCTTTGCACGGCGAGCACGAAGTTCCTCGAGCACGCCGTCAAAGCCACCTCCATTCTTTCGGGCCTTCGAACGAGGAATTCGTTCGTTCGTTCGTTCGTTCGTTCGTTCGTTCTGACGCGCCCGAGCGCGGCCATTCTTCGGCGCATGCGTGTGCGTGTAGATGGTCGGATTGGAGACGCCG